CTGATTTAGAGCATGGAAGACATTTCACAGCATTACCCACACCTTGGGTGAGTGGTGTAGATCCAAATGAAACAGAGTTAAAGATTGGTTCGTCGTCTGCTTGGGTACTACCTGATGCGGGCAGTAAAGCAGGTTTCTTAGAGTTTACAGGTCAAGGTTTGACTGCGTTAGAGAATGCGCTAAAACATAAAGAACAAATGATGGCTATTTTGTCTGCAAGGTTGTTCGAGAAGGATTCTAAAGTTGTAGAGTCAGCTCACACAGCGAAAATTAGGCACAGTAGCGAAGCATCTATCTTAACAAATATAGCCCAATCAGTTGAAACAGGTATGATTAAAATACTTAAAACTGTAGCTATTTGGGAAGGTTTTGACCCAGACGAGGTGTCTGTAGAGGTCAACAAAGATTATTTAGATGATGTACTAGATCATCAAGGTTTAAATGCTATAATCCAAGCGTATCAGCAAGGGGTTATATCTTTAGATACATTACTATATAATATGAAAAAAGGAGAGCTTCTTCCTCCGGATACGACAATAGAAGAAGAGAAAGCAAAGTTACCGACTGAGAGGGTCTTAGAAGGGACTATTAACGAATAACCAGAGGTTGTTATGACACTAAAAGCAAAAGTAGACGATATTAACAGTATCGATGAGTCTCTGAGAGGCTTATATGTAGAGAATAATGGACAATATGTCCTAGAAGTAGACGGTTTAGTCGATAAATCCAAGTTAAATGAATTTAGAGATAATAACGTAGGCTTAATGAAGCAAATTTCAGATCTTGAAGCGAAAGTTGGCTCAGTCGATATGGACGAGTACAACGATCTTAAATCTAAAGCTAAGAAATTGCGAGATAAGAAGATGATTGACGCAGGAAAAGTCGATGAGTTGGTTACAGAGCGTGTTACAGCTATGAGAGCTGAGTATGATACGCAAGTAACTGAGTTAACGACAAAAAATGATGTTGCTAATCGTCAATTAGAGACTCTACTAATCGATAATGAGTTAAGATCTGCGTCAGCAAAAGCTGGTGTCACTTCTGAAGCGGTTGATGATGTTTTACTACGTGGTCGTGCAGCGTTTAAACTTGTTGAAGGACAAGCTATGCCACACGACTCAACAGGAAGCGTTGTTTATGGTAAAGATGGTACAACACCTATGTCGGTTAACGACTGGGTAAAGAATTTATCTCAATCAGCTTCGCATTTATTTACGTCTAGTCAAGGATCAGGTTCAACAGGATCTGTGAAAAGCGGTGGTCGAATGAACTCTGCAAATATGACTGCGACGCAAAAAATTGCAGCGGGTTTAGGTACGTAAATAAACTTTATATCTGGATTTTTGTGGTATAATCCAGATATAAAATTGTCCAGTGGACACCTTATTGTTGATTAAGAACGGCGTTTAAGATCAACTTAGATGAAAAACTTTTAATTAACTTATTATAGGAATAATATTATGGCTTCTGTAACTCTTGCTGAATCAGCAAAACTATCTCAAGACATGTTATCTTCTGGCGTTATTGAAAACGTCATTACGGTAAACAATTTTTTCGATGTATTGCCTTTTGCAAACATCGAAGGTAACTCTCTAGCTTATAACCGTGAAAACGCTCTAGGCGCTGCGGAATGGGCAGGTATTGGTGGTACTATCTCAGCTGGTAAAGCTGCGGCTACTTTCACTCAAGTGACTTCTAGCTTAACTACATTAGTAGGCGACGCTGAAGTTAACGGTTTGATCCAAGCTACTCGTTCAAACATTAATGACCAAAAAGCAATCCAAGTTGCTTCTAAAGCTAAATCAATTGGTCGTGCTTTCCAAGACAAAATGATTAACGGTACTGGTTCTTCTAACCAAATCGACGGTCTTTTAAGCCTTGTAACTTCTTCACAGACGTTATCTTCTGGTACAAATGGCGCAGCTCTTACGTTTGCTCTATTAGACGAGTTGATGGACGGCGTTGTAGATAAAGATGGTCAAGTAGATTACTTGATGATGCCTTCTCGTACGCTACGTTCTTACTACGCGTTACTTAGAGCTCTAGGCGGTGCATCTATTGGTGATACAGCTACGTTACCTTCAGGCGCTCAAGTTCCTGCATACCGTGGTACTCCTATCTTCCGTAACGATTGGATTCCTACTACCCAAACTCAAGGTACTGAGTCTGCAGCGACTTCGATTCTTGCTGGTACGCTAGACGATGGTTCAATGTCTTACGGTATCTCAGGTTTAACAGCAGCAGATGCAGCTGGTATCCGTGTAGAAGAAGTTGGTACATCTGAAACTAAAGACGAGACTATTACTCGTGTTAAGTGGTACACAGGTCTTGCTAACTACAATGAGAAAGGTCTTGCTATCTTAACTGGCGTTAATAACTAGACGGTTCTCGTAAACCTCTGGTTAAGATAACAGAGGTTTCTTTATTTTGGAGATAAAAATGGCTATTTTTACATTGACAGGTCCAAATAAAGGTAAAACCGATATCTATGGTGGTTTTACCTTTAGTAATGGCGTGTGCGAAGTACAAGAATCTGATGCGGATAAAGCGGAAAGATTGCTTTGCAGATATTATGGCGCGGTAAGAGGTGAAGCGAAAGCGGAAACTAAACCGCAACCTAAAAAATCTACTAATACAAAAAATAAACTTAAATCTAAATCAACTGAGGATTAAGACATGGCAATAGACGCTACCATAGGTGGAACATCTAGCGATAGCTATGCCACAGTAGCACAAGCTGATTCTTATCATGCGGACCATTTGTATGCCACTACGTGGACTACAACAAGTTCGAAACAAGAAACAGCTTTAAAAATGGCGACTAGGTTGCTAGATGAGAGGGTTTCTTGGTCAGGTTCTGTCGTAGCTACTACTCAAGCCTTAAGATGGCCTAGATCTAATGCATATACTGAAGATAACGTTTTAATTTCGTCTTTAGTTATCCCTCAAGCTATCATTAATGCTACATCTGAATTAGCTAGACATCTAATTAATTCAGATTTAACCGTTGACACAGAGGGTAAAGGTATTAAATCTTTAGACGTTGACACTATATCTTTAGAGTTCGATAAATCTGATTCTAGAGATGTATTACCTCAAATTGTCATAGAGATGCTTAGAGGTTACGGTTCAATTAATTCTAGATCTAAATTCGGCACAGTAGCTGTAATTAGATCATGAGTCTATCAACGACAATAGCGTCTTCAATAGCATCAGCTTTTACAGCTTTAGGTGATATTCCTAAACAAGTTGTCATTAGTAGATTAGTAACAGGTGAATATGATACGCTATTAGGTTCTTTCGAATCATCGTCAGTAGATATTACTATAGATAAAGCTATAGTTACGTCATACAGCGATTCTGAGCTATCTGAGAACCTATTGGCAACAGATAGTAAAGTCATTATCAAACAGTCAGATATAACAAGTAGTTTTTCAACATCAGACTCTGTTAGTATAGATAATGTGACGTATAAAATCGTAAATATTGAGCAAGATCCTGTTAACTCTATTTGGATTATCCAAGTGAGGAACACGTGAGAGTACGAATCTCAAAATCTGAAGCTCAACTAGGTAAGGACTTAGAAGACGATTTAATAGGTTACATGAATGATGTAATGACTGAGCTACAAGATAAGTTACATACTAGAAATCCAGTGGACACAGGTTTTTCGTCCATGAATTGGAGTTTAACACGTGGTAGAGCATATAACAGTGTTAGAGGTAGTAAAACTAACGTACCGAGTAAGATGATCGTTAGATTATTAACTAAAAAAGCAGAGGTTATGCATTTAACTAATAACGTTAAGTATTTACCTGCTTTGAATGATGGTTGGTCAGCGCAAGCACCAGCAGGTTGGGTTGATTTAGCTATAGCAGAGGTGCATTCTAAGTATGGGTTATGACACAGATAGAATAGCAATTGAATCCAGATTTAAGACAATTTGGGGTAATACAACTGACATTGCTTGGGATAATATAGATTTTAATCCTTCTGATGACACAGAATGGGTTAGAATAGCTATTGTACCAGGCGAAGAGCAATTCGTGTCTATGGGTAAGATGAGAAAAGTTGGAGTTATTATAATCCAAATTTTTGTACCTGAATTTAAAGGTTCAAAGAGGTCCAATGAACTGATAGATTTAACTACAAAAACTTGGCGTAACAAAGAGTTTAGTGGAATTAGATGCAGAGAAATAACTGTAAATAGATTAGGACAGTCTAATGGGTGGTTTCAAACAAATGTATCGATTCCTTTTTGGAAAGAGGAGTCACTATGAGTGCTTTACGAGTTAAAATAAGTAAAAATAACGTTGGACCTATCGAAGTAACTATCGATAGTTTACCATCGTTTTTAAACAAAGGTTGGGAAGAAGTTGAAGTATCTCCGGTGGAGGAGTCAATAGAGGTTTCCCTTGAGTCTAAAATTGAAATTGAAGAAGAGGTAATTAAAGATGTCTAATCATATTGGAACAGCTGGCTCATTAAAGGTCGGCACTTCATCTGCTACTACAGCAGTAGCAGAGTTAAGAACGTGGTCTATTGAGACTACAGCAGATACAATCGAAGATACAGCAATGGGCGGAAGTTCAGCTCGTACATACAAACCAGGTTTGACCAGTTGGTCAGGTTCTTGCGACTGTTGGTACGATGAAACAGATACAGGTCAAGATATATTTGCCGTTGGTGCCACAGCTGAAATTAAGTTATGGCCTGCAGGTGATGTAGGTTCAACTGACCCAGCATTTGAAGGATCAGTAGTCATTACTGGTGCATCATTTACAGCATCTGTAGACGGAATGGTTGAAGCAAGCTTCACTTTCCAAGGTACAGGCGCTTTAACTGAGTCAAATACTAATTAACAGTTTGCTGTAGATAAGGTTTACCTGAAAGTCGATTCCGAGTTCGATTTCTGCAGCAATTTATACTCGGGTTAAACTCGGAGATTTACTATGTCAGTTATTGATAACATGAAGGCTCACTTCTCAGATCAGGAAGTGAAGACCATTGAAGTTAAAGAATGGGGCGACGATGAAGGCCCTTTAAAGATTTTTGTTAAACCGTTTACGCTCGCAGAGCAAAAGAAGTTATATAGCATGTCTAAGAACGATGATATGGATATGTTAGCATACACTTTGATTATGAAAGCGTTAGATGCAGACGGAAATAAAATCTTTAACTTAGGTGATAAGCAAACCATTCTTAACCAGGTTGACCCGTTTGTTTTGGCTGACGTAGTAAGTAATATTACGCAATCCACATCAGTAGATGATCATTTGGGAAACTAAGAGCCGATCCATATAGACGTTCTGTCGTAGGTCTTGCGGATCGGTTACAAAGGTCAATAACTGAAGTAGAGAAATTTACAGTTGATGAATTCAATGAGTGGATAGCATATTTAACGTTACGACAAGAGGAAGAAAAGGGTGCCAAGTAAATTCAATATTGGAGTAAGCTTAAACCCCAGACAAGCGTTAAAGGGTTTAACCAAAATACGATCAGCATTTGGTGGAGTAGGTACAGAAGCTAAACGTTCAGGTTCGCTAATTAAGCGAACTATGGATAATAGTTCTAAAGCTATTGAACAAACTGCTGGTAACACTCGTAAACTCGCTAGCGCGATGAGTGGTCTCAGAGGATCCGTAGCAGCAGTAGCCGCTATAGCAGCGTCGACAATGTCGATCTTTGAGACAGGTGCAAAAATGGAGGCGTGGAGAAATTCACTCTCCGTTGTAACAGATAGCGCCAAAAACGCGGCTGATACTATCAAATGGTTAAAAGCAAATGCCCAAGAGTTGGGTATATCATTTGAAGGTTCAGTCGAATCCTTTCAAAAACTAGCTGCAGCAGCTAAAAATACATCTCTCAAAGGTTCTGAATTAAGACGAACGTTTAGAGCTGTGTCAGGAGCAGCTCGTGTTTTAGGTCTTGACGGCGAAGATCTTAGATTGATCATGTTCGCATTGACACAGATGATTTCAAAAGGTAAAGTATCGTCTGAGGAATTACGTAGGCAGATGGGTGAAAGATTCCCAGGTGCTATGCAGATCGCAGCAAGAGCAATTGGCAAGACAGACGACGAGTTTGAGAAAATGCTCAAGACCGGTAGTATCATCGCTGAAGACTTCATGCCAAAGTTCACAGACCAAATTGAGAAAGAATTTGGACCTGCTATGGCTAGTGCAGCTACGCAACC